CTGAGCTAAGGGCAGATAATGTATTATGCAGGGTGTTTAGTTGATTGTCAAGCCTATTTTGTATAAATATTAAATATCGTTGGACATTAATTGTCGGAAGTAAGTATAGATTTATACTGAAGCAACGCACCTAACTTTAAAAAGGAGGGTGTTATGGAAAGACATACAAGACTACTAGAAAAACATAGGAAGTCACAAGACCTAAAGAAAAAAGAACAGTCTTTATTTACAGCCAGAAAAGAGGTTGATATAAACGGAAGTGGAACAACTGGTTACAGAGTGAAACACGGCCCACACAAAGGCAAAGTTCTAGGTCACATTACAACAAAATCCACAAATAATTGGTAGATAATAAAAACCCACCTAGACTTTATAGTTAATAGTTAAACAAAGAAAAATAGTCTAGGTGGGAAAACAACCCTTTAAGGGTAACTCTAAATTTTGTAATTATTTTCTTTCATCATTTAATGGTAGATGTTCAAGTTTCATTATTTTTGGAAAACATACCTTACACAAATCAATAGGTATAGGTCCTAGTTTTCCAATTAGTGTTATATCTTTATTGTGTGTAAAAGATTTTTTACAAACATTACATTTTCCTTTTTTCATCATATAAGTTTTACCAATATAACTACCTGAAGACATAGTATTGCAACTGGAATGATAGTTCTAATCAACTCCATTGTGTGGTTGTATTCATCTAGTTTTCTTTCTAGTTTATTTCTTTTGTTTTTCATTATACTGCCTCCAACATTGACATAGGTACTGTATAGATTCTACCAGCTATGTCAACAAGACATTTAGATTGGTTGATTTTAGTAATCGTACCAGGAGTTTTTTTAGTTTTTTGAACAACAAATACTTTTTGTCCTAAAGATAATGAAGCTTTAGCATTCATAACTTTAACATCATTAATAAAACTTGTTAAAGCATTAAGTTCAGATAAGTTCATTTTTTTAATTTCATTTTTTACATTTATCATAATATAGTCCTTTTGTTTATTTTAAGTAAAGAGGACCAGTCCAATTAATAGGGTAATTACCCTCTAAGACATTTCCTCTAGGTTGATTTAAAGCAGGTGCATTGTAACCAGCAGGTTTTAAAATGTCACCGATTTTAAAATGTTTAAAGTCAGTTTTACATATAAAAGCAAATACACCATTTTCACGGATAACTTTAATATATTTTTGACCTTCTTTAATTGTGATTGAATCATCCCACTTAGCAAGTTGTTCTGTTGCATAAGCTGACATATCAGTACCTTTGATAGACCATTTAGCATAGTCTTCTTTGGCACCATTCATCATATTTGTGATACCTTCTTTAATTGTCTTGGCAGTTTTATTTACAGTTGTCATAGTTTTTAGTCCTTTTGTTCTTGATTTAATATAGCCATTATACCACAAATAATCATCATTGGCAAGCTGAAAAAGAATAAAATCCAATTCTCTTGTCCCATGCAAGCACCTGAACAATCTTCAATTGAACCGGTAGCTAATATTGCGAATATTAGAAATAATATTGAAAAAATAGTTGTCATAGTGTTTTCTCCTTTTTTTTGTTTATATAAAGTCATAAGCATATTCGTTATTAGTAGTATTATACATCTTAACAGTTGTATTGTCAAGCATTTTCTCCAATACTTCTTTTAAATTTTGGGCTAATACATTTACAAAACCTGGTGTAAAAGTAACAAATAAAGAACCATATAACATTTCTGATTCAGTAGCGCCACTTGATTTTGCAGCTTTTAAAATTAATTCTTCTTCTCTTAACTTATTATAAGCTTCAATATCGTTAAGTGATTTTTGATGTAGTGTTACCATAGTGTTTTTTCCTTTGTTAGTGTTAATCATTAGTGTATATCCTATCATACTGGCCACGAAAGTCAAGCCATTAAATAAATTATTTTGTTCTGGTTTTGTACTGGTTTTAAGCTTGATTTTTTTTATCTTCTTTTGAATATTTACTAATATGTTTATCAACATCATTTGTTCTAAATGCATTTTGATATGATGAATAGATAGACGATATTTTTGCGTCTCTCGGAGCAAAAGATTGTTTAAAAGATTTACTTCTCTTAAAAGTTCTTATTGTATGTTTATATGTATAAGTAGGTTTTTTATATTCATATACTGGCATTTGTATTTTTAAGTCACTATTATACTTTATTTCAGTTACTTTGTCGTAGTCTTTTTTTGCAACATTTAATTTTTTTAATACTGTTAATAAAATGTCGTGTTTATTTACTTCTTTTTTCATAGTGTTTTCCTTTGTTAGTGTTTTTTTCATTATGTGTCCATTATACCATAGATAAATATAGAAAGCAAGCGTTATTTACGCTTTTTTTAAAAAAAATCATGCAAAAAACCCTTATAAATCAACACTTTTTTATTTTTTTTGTTCTAGTTTTGTTCTTTTTAGTGTCCGGCTGCTCTGGAAAAGTCAAAAATTGCGAATTTTCGCCAGATTTAGAACGAATCGGCGAATCAGCGTTAGAAAATCAGGAAAATTTGTCGGAAACTGAATTGCGAGCTGCCAAAATGCGTTGTGACTTCTAATATAAATAGTATTACATGAAAAACTGTCAAAATTGCGGACATGAGTGTCATTGTGGCATGACTTGTTATCAGGATTACAAAGATGGCGAAGGAAATGATATTACAATTGATTGTTGTAAGATTTGCCGACACGATTCGTATATTGACGAAGAAAAATATAATATAGAAAGTTAATAATGACAAAAATGAGAATATTTAAGTTTTGGAATGAAGCAGGTGACGAAAAAGAAAAAGAAGCGATAAGTTTAAAGAAGGCTATACGGTCGGTACAATCTGACTTTAAAGACAGAATGATAAGTGTTGAGTATATCAGTAAAAAAGGTAAAGAAATGTGTCATAGCATATTAATACCAATTGGTAGAAGAATAAGACAAGCAATCATATCAGAGAAAAAACGAGCAGAATTAAAAGCTAAAGGAAGATAAATGCCAGCAGTCAGTAGAGTAGGTTTAGACCAACATAATGGTCACGCTAGTCCTACACCTAGTCCGTTTCATCAAACTCCTTATGCAACAGGTTCGAGTAATGTATTTACCAATAGTGCAAAGACTGTAAGAGTTGGTGATACTACTTCATGTGGTGACCCAGCCACGGCAGGTAGTCCAAATGTTTTTGTCAATGGTATAAAAGTACATAGAAAAGGTGACGCAACAGGTGGTCATGGTTCATGGGTTGCAAATGCTTCAGCTTCTGGTTCTGGTAATGTTTTTGCAAACGGCTAGAAAAACCTTATAAATATTACCGATATGGCAATCTATGATTCACAAACACAAAGTAAAAGTACACGAAATTCCAGACCATTTAGGGATATTGACTTAGACTTTGATAGAAACACAATTACAAATGATGTAAATGTGGTAGAAGATGTTATAGCTGTTAAAAGGTCAGTTAGAAACCTAATTCAGACTAATTTCTACGAAAGACCTTTTCAACCAGAATTAGGTTGTGGTATAAGAGAGTTGTTATTTGAGCCTTTTACACCTATGACTAAAGTTTTTTTACAAAGAAAAATAGAAGAAGTTTTGATTAACTACGAACCAAGAATACAATTACAAAATGTTGCTGTTGATGATGACCAAGATAATAATAGATTAGTTGTTGATATTTATTTTTATGTTGTTGGTGTACCAGGTCCACAACAAGTATCAACATTTTTACAAAGGGTAAGATAATAGATGTCCAACCATAAATTAGTAGTGTCAGATTATGATTTTGACGCAATCAAAACAAATTTAAAATCCTTTTTACAAGGTCAAACTCAGTTTCAAGACTACGACTTTGAAGGTAGTTCTTTAAATATACTTTTAGATATTCTATCTTACAACACTCACTATCTTGCTTACTTAGCAAACATGTCAACTAACGAGTTATATCTCGATAGTGCTGACATAAGAAATAATATTGTATCATTAGCAAAGATGATTGGTTATACACCATCATCACCAAGAGCACCTTTAGCTTCTATTGATGTTACATTAAATGCAGCTACAGGCACAAGCGTGACAATGAATAAAGGAACAGTTTTCACAACAACTGTAAATGATACTTCATATCAATATGTAACAAATTCAGATTTTACAATTACACCAGCTGCAGGTGTTTATAAGTTTTCTAATTTGCCTATTTACGAAGGCACTTTAGTAACATTTAAATATACAGCTGACACTACAGATGTTGACCAAAGATTTATCATACCAAGTGCTAAGGCTGATACTTCTACTTTATTGGTAAAAGTTCAAAACAGTTCAAGTGATAGTACAACAGAAACATATTCATTAGCAGGTGGTTATAATAATGTAACTGCTACATCTAAAGTTTATTTCATACAAGAAGGCCAAGATGGTAAATATGAAATTTATTTTGGTGACGGTGTAAACGGCGCTTCATTAGATGATGGCAATATTGTTATCTTAGAATACATAGTTACAAACATTGAAGATTCAAATGGTGCAAGTTCATTTAGTTTATCAGGAAATATTGGTGGGTTTACAAATGTTACAATTTCAACTGTGTCAAGCGCTCAAGGTGGTGCAAATTCTGAAACAGATGAATCAATCAGATTAAATGCACCTTTACAATATGCAGCTCAAGACAGAGCTGTCACAACTACAGACTATGAAACTTTAGTGCAATCAATTTATCCAAATGCATTATCAGTTAGTGCATGGGGTGGTGAAGATGATGAAACACCAAGATACGGTATTGTTAAAATAGGTATTAAGGCTGCTTCAGGTTCAACACTTACAGAAACAACTAAACAAGATATTGTAAATAAACTTAGACCATATAATGTGGCTTCTGTATCTCCTCAAATTGTGGATCCTGAAACAACTTCGGTATTATTAACATCAACTGTTAAATATAATACTATAACTACAACTAAATCAAATGACACATTAAAATCTGAAAT